TTAACAATTACCTCTAAGACAGATAATTCAATTACAGTCGATGTAGGTGCTGGTGGAGGTGGTGGAACAGGTGCTGACGTTACTGCAACTGTTGGTGTTGGTGGCACACTAATCTTTAGTATTAATTCTGCTGGTAGTGGTTATATTAATCCACAAATTAATGTGCCTGAACCATCTTATGAGAATCTTGAGATTGTTGGTACTAGTCGAATAGGTATTGGAACTACCACTGATACAGGATCAAACTTATTACTTGATGTTGCTGTTAGTGCATCAACAACATCAGTTGGTATTGGTTCAACATTATTTGAGATAAAAACATTTAATATTGCCAGAAATGGACATTCATTCAAGAAAGGTGATAAATTTAAACCAGTGGGTCTAGTAACTGCTGCACATCTATCTGCACCAATACAAGAATTTGAGTTAGAAGTCCTTGAAATATTCAATGATAGATTTTCAGCATGGCAATTTGGAGAAATAGATTATATTGATAGTATAAAAATACTACAGGATGGTGCTCGAAGAAGATTCCCATTATTCTTTAATGGAGAGTTGCTCAGTTTTGAGAAAGATTTAACTAATTCTCAATCTCAAGCAATTGATTTAGATGCTGTTCTATTGATTTTTGTAAATGGTGTTTTACAAAAACCAAAAGAATCATATCAGTTTGAGGGTGGATCAACGTTTATTTTCACAGAACCACCTCGTGGTGAATCACAACCAGGACTCAATGATAATGATGATGTTGATATATTCTTCTATAGAGGCACAGCTGGTGTCGATACTATTGATGCAGATGTTAATCCTACAGTAAAAATTGGTGATACATTAAAAATTAATAAAAATTATAAACTTGCAGGATTACCAATTGTTCATGATAATAACACTGAATCACAATTTAGAGCAAGAGTCGTCAAGGATATATTGAATACTGATTTAGTTGAAACTGATATCTATACAGGACCTGGTATTGCTACAGGTTCATTGAGACCTTTAACATGGACAAAACAAAAACGTGATTTACGACTTAATGGAACATTGATTGACAAGTCTAGATCAATACTTGAACCTCAAGTATATGCAACATCGAAGATTATTGGCAATTTATCAACAACTGATGGTAAAGGTGGTCCCGCTGATGGTATATTTGTTGATGATGCAAACTCATTCTTTAAGGAGAGTAATTATTCAGGAATAACTGTTACTGAAGTTGATGCGTTAATTACATCGGGAGATATAAATGTTGGTGCTTCTGCAACAGCAATAGTATCTGCTGCTGGAACAATTTCATCAATCAATATAACAAATGGTGGTTCAGGATATACTGGGACTGTTGATATTGGTATTGCAGCTCCATCAGGGGTTGAAAAAATTGTTGGTGTAGGAACTACTGCTACTGCTAGTGCAACAATTACTAATGGTGAGATATCTGATATTGATGTAGTGAATCCTGGTTTGGGTTACACATTTACTAACCCACCACACGTTGTTATAGCGGAACCAAACTTTAATTATGAGAAAATAACTAGAATACAGAACGCACAAGGATTTACTGGTATTATAACTGGTATATCGACAACAAATAGAAGTGGTGTTACTGGTGGGGCAATTAAATTCTTTTACCATGCTGTTAAAGAAAATCCAAATGGTGAATTAACTAATGCAACTGCTAGTGAATTGCAAGTTGGTTATCCAATATTAGTTTCTGGCACAAAAGTTGGTAACGCAGTAACTTCAGTTGATTCAAGTAATAGTAATGTTATCGGAATTGGAACTGAATTCTTAGACAATATCTATATTGTTAAATCAAGATCATTTAGTGGGTCAAAAGGAGAGATTACATGCCACATACACAGCAATAGCACTTCATCAGCTGCGATTGGCGTTGGTGTTGGCACAACAGGATCGTTCAATGGTGTAAATGTTGTTGGTGAGTCAGAAATATTAGGTAAATTCAATTGGGGTGTATTGTATGGTGCTGATTTAGTCCGTTCATCAAATCCAATATCACTAACAGTGACTGGTAAGACATTGAATAATTTTAGTGTCACTGGATTATCTACATTCCCTACAATTCAACGTAAGAGTTATGATAACATAGGTGAAAGAGGTCACAGATCATCTGGATCTTATAGAGCAGATTTGACATGATAAGTAAACCACTATAAATAAAAAGAAAAGTTTAGATACAATGTCAGCAATTGTTACTGATCAATTTAGAATATTAAATGCAAATAATTTTGTAGAATCAGTCGAAAATACAAATAATTCATATTATATTTTTATTGGTTTATCAAATCCAGCGGGTACAAATACACTTGTAGGGTTTGGTAGGACAACAGATTGGGATACAAATACACCAGCACCTACAGATAGTTTTTCTTACAGAAAACACACTACTGATACAATGATGTTTGGTAGAAAGATATCATCTGCAAATATAAGAAGAATTATAAGAAGAGTTGATTGGGTCTCTGGTAACAAATATGAGATTTATAGAGATGATTATAGTGCAAATAATCCAAGTCCTAATACTAAAGCAAATAGTTTATATGACGCAAATTATTATGTATTGAATAAGGACTTTAAAGTTTATATTTGCATTGATAATGGGTCAAGTGGAACAAATCCGACTGGTAATGTATCACAAGACGAACCAACATTCACTGATTTGGAACCATCAAAAGCAGGAACAAGTGGTGATGGATATGTGTGGAAGTATTTGTTTACAATATCACCAAGCGATATTATTAAATTTGACTCAACTGAATTTATTACAGTTCCAAATGGATGGTCAACATCAACAGATACTCAAATTAGAAATGTTAGAGAAAATGGTGATTCTGACGTAAACTTAAATCAAATAAAACATGTTTATATTGAAAATGCTGGTGTTGGATATAAAAATGGAATAGGTCAAGAGGTTGATATAATTGGTGATGGCACGGGAGCGAAAGCAAGAGTTGATGTAGTAAGTAACGTAATAACTGATGTATCTGTTAGTTCTGGTGGTAAGGGATATAGTTATGCATTAGTTGATCTTACAAATATTAGTTCAAATGCAGTTTCAACAAGAGCAAAATTGATTCCTATTATTCCACCTAGTAAAGGACATGGACATGATATCTACACAGAGTTAGGAACAGATAAAGTTATTTGTTATGCTAGATTTGATGATACAACTAAAGATTTTCCTACTGATACAACATTTGCTCAAATAGGTATTGTTAAAAACCCCACTAAACCAGGTTCATCGGATATTTACACAGCTGAAAGTTATTCGTCGTTGCAAGCAATTAAGTTTGATACAGTAAATGGTACACCAAAAGTTGGTGAAGAAATTGAACAAGTTTTAACTATTGCCCCTCTAAACGGAAAAATAGCAAGGGGATATATCGCATCCTTTGATAAGGATACGAAAGTATTAAAGTATTTTAGAGATAGATCTCTGAACTTTAATCAGACATTTCATAATCATACTGATTATTCAGGTATTAGCACCACTGGTAGAATATATCAATTTGAGAGTGCTGTAACAAGTAATGTTGTAAAAGGACTCGAATCATCATTCACTGGTTCAGTTGAAACTGGTTTTACTGGTATATCAACTCTCACAACTGGAAACAAATTAGTTAATTTAGGTGCTAACTTCACAGCGGGACTCGCTGATTCTGAGATAAATAAAGGGTCGGGGGAAGTTATCTACTTAGATAATAGACCTGAAATTACTAGAAGTCCCCGACAAAAAGAGGACATTAAAATTATACTCGAATTCTAAAAATGCCACAAAAGACCAATTTAAATATAAGTCCTTACTATGATGACTATGATAAGGCAAAAAACTTTTATAAAGTTTTATTCAAACCAGGAAGTCCTGTACAGGCAAGAGAATTAACTGGATTACAGTCTATTCTCCAAAATCAAATAGAATCTTTTGGTAAACACATATTTAAAGAAGGTTCTATGGTCATACCTGGTGGTATTCAGTATGACTCATCATATTTTTCATGTAAAATAAACTCAACACATTTAGGCATTGATGTTACAGTTTATCTCGATAATTTAATTTCAGCAAATGGTGGTAAAGGAACAAGAGTTCGTGGTCAAAATTCAGGTATAGTTGCAACTATTAAAAATTATGTTTTACCTCCAAATGAAGGTGTAAATGATATTACTATTTTTGTAAAATATAATGAATCAGGTACAGATGGTGAAAGTGTTGCATTTCCAGATGGTGAAGTATTAGTTCTTGAGGAAAATTTAACATATGGTAATACCACTATTAATTCAGGTGATACTGTTTTAACGTTGGTATTGGAGAACGCATCTGCAACTGGATCATCTTTCGGAGTTCAGGAAGGTGTATATTTTATAAGAGGTACATTTATTGATGTTCCAGAATCATTAATAGTTCTTGATCCTTACAATAATAGACCATCTTATCGTGTTGGATTTGATATAATTGAAGAAGTTATCAATGCAAATGATGATAATTCTTTATATGATAATGCAAAAGGGTTTTCTAATTTTGCTGCACCAGGTGCTGATAGATTTAAGGTAACTGTTAGACTCGCTAAAAAATCTTTAACTGATTTTAATGATATTAGTTTCGTTGAATTATTCAGAGTAAAGGAGGGTGAGACGAAGAAATTGCAGGATATGACAGTATATTCTGAACTTAAAAAATACTTTGCAAAAAGAACCTTTGAGGAATCAGGAAATTATTCAGTCGAACCCTTCCGTGTCAATTTACAAAATTCATTAAATGATGAAATTGGTAATAATGGATTATTTAGAGAAAATCAATTAACAGATGAAGGTAATACTCCCTCTGATAATATCATGTGCGTTAAACTGTCACCTGGAACAGCATATGTTAGAGGTTTTGATGTTAGATTACCTGGTACAACAGTAATAGATGTTGAAAAACCAAGAGATACAAAAGCAGTTAATACAGCATCCATTGCATTCAATATGGGTAGTGTATTAAAAGTGAATAATATTCAGGGTACTCCTTGGATTAATATTGGAGGATCTAATACTAATGTTATTTCTTTACATAACAGAAGAAAAGGTAGTACCAATGCAGCTTCAGGTATAAAAATAGGAGAAGCAAGAGTCTACTCATTCGCAGTCTCAGATGCCCCACATACTGGTAAAAGCAGTGAATATGATTTGCATCTATATGATATACAAACATATACTAACCTCAAATTATCAAACACTCCTTCAGCACCAATAGGAACAAAGGTAAGAGGTCTTGCAAGTGGTGCTATTGGTTACACTGCTCAAGCGGTTGGTGCAAGTGGAGCCGATGAAATATCATTATCACAAACAACAGGACAATTTGTAGAAGGAGAAACTATACTAGTTAATGAGCAGAGTACAAATATTAATGCATCTATATTAAAAATTAACGCTTACACAACTAGAGATATTAAATCTGTATTTCAAGATTCTGATGCTTTATCGGGATCATTAGTTACAGATTTTTCTGCTGATAGTGTTTTAATTGATCGTATTCTTCCTAATTTCTCGACATCAGATCAATTAAATGTTCTAAAAGGAACAGGTTCTACTAATACTGGTACGATACCTGGACGTAATTTTGGTGGTGTGTCTGGTATCGCTACTGATGCGATTATATCTTACGCTGCTGGTAATTTTACAGATCCAGTATTTAATAGAGTTACTGAGGTTGGAGACGGATCACAAATTACATTTGTTGAAGTAGAAGATGTTGCTGGTGTATGTGAAGGTAACATTATTGGATCTGGATCAACGACTGGAGTGTTTAGAGTTAAGGAGGCATCAATAAGAAATCTATTTAATTCAAGTTTATACTCTCCCCTACCTAGAAAAAATATAGCAACACTTAATTCTACTAATTCTAATTTAATAATTAGCACACAAGTCACTGGTAAAACTGTTAGTGCTAATACTTTAACTATAAGCACTAAAGACGCTTTAGATACAACAACAGGAGTCTCAAGTGCATTCTTTGAACCATTTGATGCTGAAAAATATAGTATTCATTATAATGATGCAAATGATACTACAGAAACACTTACATCCGATCAATTTACAAGGTCGGCAGATGGTAGTATTATTAAATTTAGTGGTTTATCACAAAATGTAGCATGCACCGTAAATGTAACTCTTAAGAAAGTTGGTCTTACAAGTAAATCAAAAGATTATGTAAGAAGTCAACAACTTGAAGTAACACGGAGTGTTGGTATATCTACAAATGGAGGATTAACTACCGATGCGGGACTAACTAATAATTTAGGGTATGGTACAAGGGTGGAAGATCATGAAATTTCACTTAATGTCCCTGATGTAAGTAAAGTAGTTGCAGTTCTTGAATCTAAAACTACTGCTAAACCTTTATTTGATAAATTGACATTTGTATCTGGACTTAATTTAGATGTAAATGCAGTAATTGGTGAAAAAATTATTGGTAATGATTCTCGTGCTGTTGCTCAAATTGTTGAAACAACAGCAAATACAGTGAGTTTTGTTTATCTAAACTCAAATAAATTTACAACAGGTGAGCAAGCCAAATTTACAGAGTCATCAATAACTTCTGTTATTCAAGTTGTGACAAATGGTAATTATATTGATAGAACAAGAAATTATGTATTGAATAAAGGGCATAATCACCAATTCCTTGACTATTCAAGAATTGAAAGAAAAGCAAAATCTGCTGTTCCCTCAAAAAAACTATTAATTGTATTTGATAAGTATCAAGTTCCTACAGGTAATAAAGGTGATATTTGTAGTATTAATTCTTACTCGACAGATAGATATGAAAAAGATATTCCATCAATATCTGGTAATAGAGTTACAGATTTATTAGATTTCAGACCAAGAGTCAAAGAATTTAACTTAACAACTAATGGATCACCATTCTCATTCCATAATAGAGAATTTGAGGATACTAATCCATTTGTTATTACACCAAATGAAAGTTCAACTGTAGGATATAGTTTTTATCTGCCCAGAATTGATACATTAGTCATTGATCAATTTGAGCAAGTAAAATTAGTAAGAGGGGAATCAGCAGAGAATCCTGCTCCACCAACTGAAGTGGGTGCTGCAATGAAAATAGCACAGATTACATTACCTCCATATCTTTATGATGTTATCAAACAACCAAGCATAAGAATGTTTGATAATCGAAGATTTACTATGAGAGACATCGGTGCTCTTGAAAAAAGAATCGAAAATCTAGAATTAGTAACTTCATTAAGTGCTCTAGAGTTGGATACTAAAACAATACAAGTTAAAGATAAAGATGGGGTCAATAGATTTAAGAGTGGATTTGTAGTAAATAATTTCCTAAATCGAGACTTTATTGACTTTAGTAGAGAGACTGGTTCACAATGTGATGTTAATGTAATAGATGGTGAATTAGTTAGTGCAGTTGATTTTTGGTCATTAAGGGCAGAGATAGCGTTAAATCCAGATATTGATCCTGCTGCTGCTGATTTAAATTCTAATTTACAATTATTAGATACTAACTGTAGAAAAACTGGTGATCTAATTACATTAGATTACACTGAGGTAGATTGGTTAGATCAACCTCATGCATCAATTAAAGTAAATGTCAATCCATTTGCTGTAACTACATTTGCTGGTGCCATTGTCTTAGATCCACCGTCTGATAATTGGACTAGAACTGTATATGTTGATAACTTTAGGCAAGAATCATCTGGTGCAACGTGGGTTGAACAGGCAAATATCGTATCAAGTAATACAACAACAGAGACTGAAACAAGTAATTTTGATATTCCAATAGCTGCTGATCACCATGAGTTTTCAGGTCATCACACTCTCCAACTCAAAACAAATACTGTTACAACTACTCAAACACAAGAAGTTAGTTTTACAAATGTTCTTGACGGACCTTCAAGGGAGTTTGATTATGTTGAGAGTGTTAAAGTTGGTAGTGAAGTAGATCCATTTATGCGTTCAAGAAATGTTTTCTTCTCAGCAAATGGATTAAAACCAACAACAAAACACACTCACTTCCTTGACAGTCAAGCACCTGATATTGTACCTAAATTGATTGAAATTGAGATGGTGTCGGGATCATTTACAATTTTTGAGAATGCAAGAATAGAATTAACATCAGTTCAAGATGATCCACAAATAGGTTACGTAAGAGTTCAAAGACCAAATCATAAAGTTGGAGATAGTGCGAGACCTGACGTAGCTGCTGGATTGGGTTCTCCTACATTAGCTGTTGAAGAATATACTGTTGATCCTTACGATACAAGTCGTCCTGCTCCATCAAATACCTATTCAGCAACATCAAAATTATTTAATGTTGATGTCATAGCATTAGCAAACTCTGAAGAATATTTTGGTTATGCAGTAAAGGGTGCGAAAATTATTGGTGAAACTAGTGGTGCTGTTGCGACAATAACAAGCGTAGATTTAATTTCTGATAATTGGGGAGATATTCTTGGTGCATTCTTCTTTAGAAATCCAAATGCAGAACCAAAACCTCCAATTACATTTAGAACAGGAACAAAAACATTTAGAATAACTGCTGCACCAGAAGGAACGTTATCAGTACCTGGACAAAGTGCACTTGGTAGTGATGCTGCTGGAACATTTACTGGAACTGGTGTTATAATTACACAAGCAACAGATACGGTTGGTGTAAGAAATCCACCCCCACCAAACTCAACAAGACCAAATGAAACTCGTACAAGTGTCAATGTTAATTCACAATTTGGAGGATTTAATTTTGTTGAGGCACCAAGAAGAGACCCATTAGCACAATCATTTACTACTGATGAAACTGGAGCATTCTTTACATCAGTCGATGTATATTTTGCTACTAAGGATCCAAATGCAAAATTATTCGTTGAGTTGAGAACAGTTGAACTTGGAACACCAACTAATCTGTTAGTACAGGACATTGCACAAGTCGCATTAAATCCAAATCAAATCAACGTATCTGATGATGCTTCAATTCCAACAACAATTCGTTTTGCATCTCCAATTTATCTTGCTCCTATGAAAGAGTATGCTCTGGTATTCTTAGCACCATCATCAGACCTATATGAAATGTGGGTTGGAAGAATGGGAGATAAGACAATCAGATCTACTACTTTACCTGACGTTGAAGATGTTGTGATTGGTAAACAATACCTTGGAGGTAGTTTATTTAAGTCACAAAATGGTACAATTTGGACACCAAGTCAATATGAAGACCTATGCTTTAAA